TGAATTTCTGGTATCCTTCCGCGATGCCGCCCATGCGCTGGTCGGCCTCTTGTCGCGCCTTCGTCTCGGTGTCCTGCTTTTCCTTGTCGATGGCCGCTTTTTCTGCGTCCGCTTCCTGATTCGCCTGATCATTCTTCGCACCGATGTTTACCAAATCCATCTTGCCGACTTGCCCAAAGCCTGCTCCTATCTTGTCCAATGCCGCCGATGCGCCGTTTATCAAGTCGGCCAGCGCGTTCCACGCCGTCGCCACGGCGTTGACTATCGCTCCCGTGACTGAGTTCCAGACGATGACCGCAATCCGTTTCATGTCCGTCCAGAGTTTTCGGATGAACCCGATAACTTCCTCCCAGCCGATCTTGATGCCGTACCAGCCCTCGCTGAAACACACGAGCAGCACCGTCCACATATCGTTACCGAGTTTTATGATCCAATCCCAAAAGTCATGCCACTTGCCCAGGAGCCAGTTGGTGCTCGCAATCCACACGACTTTCAGACCCGCCCACGCAATAATGGCTGCGAGTCCAAGGTCGCCCGCCTTTATCGCGTTGAAGATTCCGGCGACTACTTCCTTGACCCAGCCGAACAGCGCGGAGAACTGCTCGCCAAGCCAGCCCAATGCCTGGCCGCCCGCACCGGATGAGATTACGAGGTACGCGCCCAGCGCCACGACGAGCGCAATGACCGCGCCCAAGGGTGTGAGCAGAAATCCGATGACCGCTCCGATGGCACTGATAACAGTTATCACGCCGGACAGTATCGCGCCGAACACCGTGATTATGCCGACGACCACGCCGATGACCGTTCCGATTACGCCGATGATCGTGCCTAAAATGCTCAGGGCAATTCCGGCGGCGACGACAATGGCGGAGATTTTCAGAATCGAAACAACCAATCCCTGATTCTGGCGTATCCACGTGGCGACGGTTACGACTGCGGACGTAACTTGCGCGGCAAGGTCTTTGAGGAACGGTGCGAGAGCCGCGCCGATTGTAATGGCCGTCTTCTTGAGCGCCAGCGTCAAATCCTTCAGCCCGTCGCCAAAAGCGTCCGCAGCAGCGGCGTCCTCCGAGGACATTATCAGGCCGAGTTTCTCAGCCTGCGCCGCGTAATCATCGAGCGCGGCCGCGCCGCCTTCCAGCATAGGCATGAGCATCGGGCCGATTCGAGTTCCGAATATGCTCGCTGCTGCGGCGGCCTTGAGCGCCGGATCTGAAATCTTGTCAATGCGGTCGGCGATGAGCCGGAATTGCTGATCGGGGGAGAGACCCTGCAGGTCTTGCACGGTGAGACCGAGATTGCCCAACGCCTTTTGTGCGGACTTGGAGCCGCCAATCGCGTCGCCGACGGTCTTGCGCATTTTGCGCAGACCCTTTTCCAGCGCGTCCACGTCTGTGCCTGTTTGCTCTGCGGCGTACCCCAAAACAGAAAGCGCCTCGGCGGATACGCCGGTGCGCTTGGACATGTCGTATATCTTGCTGCCCGTGTCGGCAAAGCCTTTGGCCATGCCCAACAGAGGCATCATAACGGCCGCGCCAAGAGCCGACATAGACAGCCCGATGTTGCGGACGTGATTGCCAAAGGCTTTGACTTTCTTCTCAGCCGCCTTCAGGCCGCGCACGAGTTTGCTGTCGTCGGCGAATAACTCGACGAACGCCTTCCCCGCGCGTATGGCTCCCGCGAACGCCACGCACTATTTCTCCTTGGCTGTGTCGTCCGGTGCGGCGAGAAGGGCTTCCACGGTCTTCTGAACCTTCGCCGTGCCCGCGCGATTGAAGATTGCATACGCGCCCACGAGAACTGCGGCAATCATGGCCTTCGAGTCGATCTGGCCGTCAAGCCACGCCAGTAGCGACGTGACGAGTCCCATGACGACCACGATGTAGGTGCGTTTTCCGTTGAGCCAGTTCTTGATGCTATTCATGCTTTTCTCCCGATCAAAGGCCCACCAGTGCGAGCAGAACCGATAGCAGCACCGGCGCGACCGCCACGAGAACTTTGTTTTCAACTGTCTTGACGAATTCCTCATACCGCGCGACGTTCTGCCAACGCGCGGTATTCTGCTTCACGCGGAGGATGAACGCCTCGTCAGACATTTGTGCTAGCACGTCGGAAACGGCTGTGAGGTCGCCTTCCATAAGGCGCTTGATGTAACCCCACGCGGACTCCTGCGTCATCTGCAGGAGAGTCGTAGAGTACTGCGAAAGCACCGCCTTGGCGGCGGACATCTCTTCAGACGGAATCTTAGCGAGCAAATCTTCCCAAGTGAGCGACATGCGTCACCTCCTTACTTGTTGTCAGTGGCCTTGTCGGCGGGTTCGAGAATCTGGTCATACTCCGCGCCCCAAGTCGTGTCTCGCTTCGCGGAGCGCATAAATTCGCGCCACTGTTTCGCGTTCTCGACCGTGTAGGACTTGAGCCACGGCGCGGTGTTTGGATCGGCGTTCGCGCGCCGGGCGGCTTCCACGGCGTCAATCGTGGAATTCGTCGCGGCAGTCCGCGCCTCGCCGTTCAGATACACCTGGCATCCGGTGAACACGAAGCACACAACACAAAACAAGGCAATGGCAATAACGGTTCGCTTCATGACTATCCTTTCCGGCCAGTGAAGGCCTCTCGCATGAGTCCGATGTTGTCCTTGTTGACTACGACGTAGTCTTCTCGCAATGTTTCAGAGTATGGGTTGAAATCATCCGGCTTGTAGGGTTTACGCCGCTTCTTGGGGTCGCGATTGGCGTTCGCAAGAATCGAACACACCAATGACGTGTGCGCCCAACGTTCGCGCCCTTGGCCTTCCGCCAGCCATAGCAATTCCCTCAGCGTGTAAGGCCGAGGGTCGACGCCAAGCGCTCCGGCGATTCGCCAGACATCACTCCAACGACCACCTTCTCCATCGTTTCGTCGGTGAGTTTGTCGGCCATCCTGTCCACGACTTTCATCTGCGCGTTCACGACCTTTGCCTGTGCCTCTATCAGCCGGACGACGTTTGTCCGGCCGCTCGAGCGGAAAAAATCGGTGAGTTCCTCGTAAAGCGCATGGTTCATGGCCAGCATGGTTTCGCCGTTGAACGCATCCCATGCGTTGTCTTTCGTGAGACCATGTTTCTCGATTTGCGGCTCTAGGAGACAGAATAAGACATCTGCGAGGAAGAACTTGTCGCTCACGAGTTTCACGGAGAGGAGTTCGTGCTTCTCCGCGTCAGCCTTGTTCTTCATCTCGACCATGCGATACTTGTCACCAGCGCGCGCAACGCCTTGGTCTAGATCGAGCAGACTGACGCCGAGCGCGTCCTTGACGCGCATAGCGCTGCCCAGAGTGAGACTGATTGTCCAAGTGCGGCCAGCTGCGTCGTTGAATGTTTTCATGCGCCACCTCCTGCCTCAATCCACGACCTGAAGGTTGTGAGTTTCGCGGTTACGGAGACCATCACGCCTTCCTCAAGCGGTTCGCTGCGCGGGAAACTCGTGATGGAGAAGTCGCCGTCCGGGCCTTCTCCGTTCTCCTCGGCCAGAGTTTTCAGGCCGACCTGTCCGCCGGTGAGATATGCCGTCTTGATGAGCGCATACCCGGCATCAGTCCGCTTGTACGGCATCTCGAATTCGACGATACATTCACGCAGAGTGGCAACCGTCGCCTTCCAGCCGCCATTTGCGCGGCTCGTAACGTCCGCCTCTCCAGCATCCAGCGTGAGCGTCACGTCGCGCACGTTCGCCAATTCCGTGCTGGGAGTCGCGCCTGCGGCCCCGCAGTAAATCTTGGCGTTCATGCCCATCGCATAAGTTGTTAACGCCATGTGCCCCTCCCTAACGAATAGAGTCCCGCCATTTGGGCGGCAGTTGTTTCAGTTCCGTATCAAATGCGGGCTGCATGTACGACCGCTTCGCAACGCGCACCCGCCTGGGCTTTCCATATTTCTTGCGCTTGGAGTCGAAGAATCGCGTTGTGGTTTTCCCGCCGTGTTCCAATAGGCGCGGCGCTTCGCCTTTTCCTTTGCGCAATTTCTCCGGTCCGACAACCACGGAACGTTTGTTCGGGTCATACCCGAAGAAGATGTTGTCTTTGAGCAATCCCGTATGGCTGTACGGCGGTTGGCCCGGGCGCGACGTTCCTTTGCGCTGGCGGATGCTCGTGCGCGAGCGTGTCCGTGTGTATGCGCCGAACTTACTCAAGACCTTGCGCGTCGCCTTGTCCGTGCGGCTTGTTACGGCCTTCTTGTCGAAGAAGAACTTCTTCATGTCGCAGCGAATCATGGGTGCTAGTCCTGGTACTAGTCCGTCCTGTATGTAAGCGTGATGATGCTCGTGAACATCCGCTTGTCTTGCATGTGCTCCGGCGAATAGACCGGCGCATGTTCGATCTTCAGCAGAACTGCGCCCAATTCCGCGATAACACGATTCTGCGAGAACATCGCGGCGATCTCCTCAACGAGCGCTACCAGCGGGTCGAGTTCCGACGCGTCTTCCGTTTTGTATTTCTTCTGCACGGCGACATCGACCTTTGTCTCATTT